GGAGTTTTGCGCTGGCAAAGGTTAAGCAAAGTCTTTTAGCTACTTCATTAGATGCGCAGCTGGATGGCGTTTGTGAGATCTTAAACCGACATGCAGTTCCGCGTCTGATTGATCTCAATACATTTCCGGGTATAACAGGATATCCCAAATTCAAGTGCGATTCTGTTGTTGCCCCTGATCTTACAGAATTGGGTACGTTTATTGGCAAGTTGGCGGGAGCTAAGATGCCGCTATTTCCCGATTTGGATTTGGAAAACTACCTGCGTACTATTTGCGGATTCCCCCTTACAGAGGAAGACGCCCCATGCAGAAATAGTCTTGAAAATGAAGATCCTACTTGGGCATGTAAAAGTTGCGGTTATATTTACGTGGGTGACGAGCCGCCTGAAGTTTGTCCCGAATGCGGAGCTAAAAACGCCTTCGTATTACAAAAAGCCGGTGAGCCTTTTGAAACACCCGATAAAAAACCCGCAGACGGAAAGGAAGGTGATTCTAAATGAGTTGGCCAAGTGACATTGCGCAAATTCTTTCCGACTTAGGTGGCTCCGGCCAGTCGTACGCCAATTGGCGAGCAAATCTTGCTGCTCTGGTTCCTCTTGCGTTAGATTTAAAGACAACCAGTGATAAGATGAAGATTGTCACAAATGTGCTTTATGTTGATAACAAAAGAACAGATGCGTACACAGAAGTTGGAACTTATAATCTCCCATTTAAGGGCATTCAAGATGCCCTAGATTCCATAACTGGTAGCAGTGCAAGTAACAGATTTTGCATTAAAATTGCTACGGGCAACGGCTACACAGAAAACTTAACGTTCAACAAAGATCATGTAACGCTGGAAGGTTACGGAGATACGATTTTAAGTGGAAATTTGACATTTGAGACAACGGCAATCCACATTAAGTTTAGATACCTGAAACTAACGGGCAATGCGTCCGGCGCCTATACCAACGCTTTCGTGATTGATATTTGCGATTGTAATACGGAATCCGGCAAAAACTGGGTTTTCTCGTGTTCTGTAAGTGGGGCGTATGTACAAGTTTCAGGACAGAGTACTTTATGGTATGCCAATTTTGATTTGACAAATATAACCGGCGTAATTGCAAATCAAGGTGGTTATTTTGAAGGAACTCATAGTTTCAATACGTGTAATGGAGAATTTATTGGATTCGAAAATTACGGTGGAACGATAAACATAAATACGGGTTCTGAAATCTACGTTGGCGCATCGATGTGCATTGATACCATCATTAACTTAGCCAGTGGTGCAACTCTTCACATAGATGCTGTGTCCGCTAGTAAGCTGGCTACGTTAAACAACAACGGCGGAACGCTGGATCTGACAACCCCGGCAAGTAGTATATTTTATGACAATGCCGTAAGCGGATTGTCCGCCACAAATGTAAAAGCCGCGATAGATGAAATTGTCGCCCGACTCGGTACATAACCGACGTTGCCAGGATACAGTATAAAACACATTTTATTTGAAAGGAGGTGAAGAGGATGCCGTTCAAAAAGTTTTGGAATTTGGCCCCAGATAATTCGGACGCAACTGTTCTCAATATGTATGTTTACGGCGAAATCAAATCTGCCTCTTCTTTCTTCGGAAGTGAAGATGACGTAGTGGCCGGCGAATTTGTAAAAGATCTAAACAAGTATCCGGGCGTTCATGTCATCAATGTTTACATCAATAGTCCGGGTGGAAGCGTATTCGCTGCCGCCGCTATAAGAAATCAGCTTCGTAAGCACGAAGCAGTCGTTGCTACCTGGTGTGATGGCATTTGTGCTTCAGCTGCAGTTGGATTGCTGCTTGCAGCTAATCCAGGTCAGCGGCATATGTCCCGTGCAACATTGCTGATGATCCATAATCCAAATACTAAGGCCCAGGGCGATCAGCAGGTCTTCCTTAAGACAGCCGATCTTCTAGCCAAGGTCAAAAACACTATCCTGAATATCTACATGGAAGGCACGGGGCTTCCGAAAGAAAAACTATCTGCTTTGATGGACGCCGATACATATTTCGACGCGGACGAGGCTTTAGAAAACAATTTCATCGATCACATCACAGAGGATCCCGTTTCGTATGACTTTTCGAATTCTTCGGAAGGTAGATTAGTCTGCAACGGAATCGACATGGATGTGGCGGCGGAGCTGGATATCGAAGGTCTTAGAACCCATCTGCAGCAGTTAGCCAATAAACGCAATTTTGCAGAAGGAGGAAAAACGCACATGAATTTCGAGGAAATCATGAACAGCTTGCCCGAAGATCAGCGAAAGCTTTTGCAGAAAGCCATTACGGATAAACTTGCGGCGGCCGTGGAGGAAAAAGTAACTGCACTTACCGCCGAAAACAAAACCGCGATGGATGCTCTGCAAAAAACCAATGGTGAGCTAACCGGAACAATCAATGGCCTGCAGGAAAAAATCACTTCGTTGTCTACCCCCCCTGGTACGACCAGCGAAGAGGATTCAATCAAAAACCTGCCGGCTGAAGCGCAGATAGCCATTGCGCAAGCGCGTGCGGATGCTGTTGCCGCTCGTAAAGCGTTGGCTGAAGCGCAGAACACACAGAAGTTTACCGAATTCAAAGATACTTTTAAGGATTTTGGTAATCTGCCGATTCAGGACAACCACATTAAAGCAATGCAATCTCTCGCCAAGAACGACGAAAAGATGTATGCTGATATGCGGGAGCTCTTGAAGGTGGCTAACGCAGCCATGGGTGCAGGCTTTGTTCCCTCTGGAACCGATCAGGGTACCGATGTGGGCACTGGCGCCTACGATGTGATCGAGCAGCGTGTTAAGGCTTATCGTGCCGAGCATAAGGATGCTGGGTATAATGTAGCTTTAAGGGCTGTTTTGACCGCAGATCCGGATCTGTATAACAGCTACAGAGAAGGTATTTACTCTTAAGTAAGTCCAATAAAATTTAGTAAAGGAGGAAACAAATAATGTACGACAATCCTGGAAAGTGTATCTCTCTCAAGTCGACGTCGAACATGACCGACAAGTATCTTGCGGTCAAGATGAGTGGTCGTGAAATCGTATTGGCAACCAGTGCGGCGGATGTTATCGTTGGATTCGTTCAGCGTGAAGGCATCGCGACGGAGGTTTTGCCGGTTATGGTTAACGGCATTACGATGGCTAAGGCGGGAGCCTTGATTGCAGCCGGCTCTCCGATCTGCCCTACCACAGGGGGTAAGGTTATTACTGCGGCAGGCAAATTCTGTGGCATTGCTCTTGAGGCAGCTTCCGCCGATGGGGATATTATTCCGGTACTGATCACGCAGGGTGGCTTTGCCAACATGCTGAGCAGTATTGCGATAACCACGCCTCCCAACGATGTTGCTTATACTGCGGGGCAGGATTTTGATCCGACCGGGCTGGTTGTGACCGCCACCTTTACGGATGGCACTGTCTCCACCACAGCGATTATCCCGAATACCAGTTTGGTCTTTACCCCCTCGGAAGACCTGGCTGTATCGGTGACTGCGATTGTGATTGCGTATACGTATAATAACGTAACCAAAACAGCGTCGCAGGCAGTTACAGTTACCACCTAATAATTTCATTGTTCCAAATGACTAAAAATTCGTAAAGGAGGAAATATTAATGCCTAATCGTTCTGATGCGCATATTGATAAGGCCTTGACCAACATCAGTGTGCAGTACATGCAGGATCCTGCGGGCTTTGTTGCCGGACAGGTTTTTCCGATGGTTCCTGTAAAGAAACAGTCGGACAGATATTTTTTGTATCTGCGTGAAGACTGGTTCCGGGATGAGGCCCAGGAGAGAGCACCTGGAACAGAATCGGCCGGCGGCGACTATGAGATCGACAATACTCCGACGTACTTCTGCCGGAAATACGCTTTCCACAAGGATGTGACGGAGGAAGATCGTGCGAATTCGGATGATCCGCTGATGCCCGATGAGGATGCGGTACAGTTTGTTACCGACAAGCTGTTACTCAACAAAGAAAACAAGTGGGCCAATACCTTCTTCAAAGAAGATATATGGGCCTTCGACAAAGTTGGCGGTGCCAATGGTGGCGGCGGCGATTTTGTGTACTGGGATGACTATGCCAATTCTACTCCTATCGAGGATATGACGGCATATGCCACAGAACAGTCTGAAGTTACCGGTAAGCGCCCGAACGTGTTGGTTATGGGCCGTAAAGCGTATGATGCGTTGAAGAATCATCCGGATTTCTTGGATCGTGTGAAATATACGCAGAAAGGTGTTGTTACCACAGATCTGATTGCGCAGATGTTCGACGTTGAGCGTGTCCTGATCGCCAATGCGATTCAGAATACAAACGCCAAGGGCCAGAGCGCCAACATGTCCTTTATCCTCGGCAACCATGTGCTGCTTTGTTACACTACGGCGGCGCCCGCGATTAAAACTGCGACGGCCGGTTATACCTTTGTGTGGACCGGACTCCTGGGTGCGAACGCCTATGGCGGACGCATTAATCGTTTTACTATGCCTCATCTAGGCATTGGCACGGAGCGCATCGAATGTGAACTGGCGTACGATATGAAGGTTGTCGCGGCGGACATGGGAACCTTCCTTAAGAACGCCGTTAATCCGGCGTAATGGAACGCTTTTTTGTTTGCCGTGCTTACCTTAAGTGGAAAGGTAAGATGTACTACAAGGGAGACCTGCTTCCGGTTACTTTTACGCACCATGATAAAGCGCGTAGCATGTACAATAGCCGTATAGGCGAATGTGATGTTAAGGAAGAACAATCGGAAGAGTTTTTCAAGGAGCAATCCGCTATTCCGACACCGATAACAAAACCTCTTACAGGCAATGTTGTGGTGCAGAAAGTGCCCCTTGAAGTGGAATCCTTTGTAGTGCCGGATGAAGTGCCTGAAATGGCCGAAGTGATTGAAGTGGCTGAAATAAACGAGGTCATACCGACCGAGATAATCGAAGCCAGTTCAACTGAGGTTATCGTGAAAGGCACTGTTCCCGCGGCGTTTAACCTTTTAACTAACTTTACACCTGGCACGCAGTAAGAAAGGAGGGCCGAATGTCTTTTTCGTACAATGTGGACCAGCTGGCGTCCAGTAAAATATATCAGGTACGCTATAAGTTAGGCGACACAGTGGAACAGTCGGCCTTCTTTCAAGATGAGGAGATTCAGTTTTCCTTAGATGAGAACGTCGATGACGTTTTGCGTACCTGCATTGCTTGCGTTACAAATCTTTTACCCCGGTTAGCCGTTAAGAACGATTTTAAAGTAGGGCCGTATTCAGAATCAATGAGTAGTAAGTCTTACGACTTTTGGTCGAAGCTGTTAACTGAGTTAAAAGCGCAAGTATCTTCTTATCAGGCTCCTACAATGCTACCGCCGACTACGCCTCCTTTATTCTACTATAACATGATGGGAGTTGATGAAGATGGCCCTCCAACAGATCCGCTTGGATGTGACTGAGGCCTTATTTGTCACACCCGTCATAGTTTATCCGCAGGGAAATGCAAATAGTATGGGGGATACCACGGATAGTACTCCTGTAACATACCACGGTTATGTTTATGAAAGCGCTGTAATTGTTATCAATTCAATGGGGCAGGAAGAGCTGTCGAACATGCAGATTTATCTTACAGGTAATGATGCCGCCGCGATTGCGCTTACTGCTCTTGTAACTTGTTTGAGTGCGGTGAAACAGCGTGTAGTTGCTCGTAAAATATACCGAGGTAGGCAGGCAGCTACTGTCATTGGTATTTTATATTTACCATGAAAGTTGCTTCTTTGCAAATCACACCCACAAGCGTGTCGGCATTTCGGCAATCTTTAACCGCAGCTTCACATCGAGTTGTTAATGCCGCCAACAACAGCTTAGACTTTGCGGCTTCGATGGCTTTTTCGCAAGCCCAAGATCGCGTTCCGCGAGTGACAGGGGCGTTGGCGAATAGCGGTAAGGTTGTAAAACAAAACACGGCTTCTTTGTTAAGACGTGTTATCGGGTATGGAGATTCTTCTTTAAATCCGCGTACGGGAAGAGCTACTTCTACTTATGCGATGAACGTACATGAGGTTTATCGAGCTGCACACCCGGACAGCTATAAATGGCTGGAATTAACTATCCGACAGTACGGACGTGAGGCCTTTCTTCATGATTTGGCTTTGAACATCCGCGCTGCTTTGTAAGGAGGGATATTATGGCTTTTTTAAATGACTTGGTAGCATTTTTTCATACCAATGCCGTTATGCCTGCCGAAGTCACTCCTTCGGATACTGACCGCGAAAAGACCTACTTGCAGAATTTGCCTGCTACTCCGGACAATGTGTGGTGCCTTAGGATCTATGATTCCGATGTGCCTTCACTAGTTGGTAAGCAAGCGGGAGTTTATCGTATTCAGGCTACTGCGAGAAATAAAGTCCATAGCACGGTATACAATGATATCTATACGCTATGGCGGTTTCTGATTAGTCGTCCTGAACTGATTGAGGAGATAAACGGCAATTACGTTATTTTTGACGCGCAAACCGGGCCGCTTCCATCAGGGCAAGACGAAAAAGGAAATTATCTCTACACCTTAAATTTTCCAGTTAAAACTAAGATGTATTAGAAAGGAGGAACTTATAAATGGCAACAATTGGTTTACGTGATGTGCACTACGCCAAAATGCTGACGGATACCTCTTCTGGGGCTACCTATGATACGCCCGTTAAAATCAGTGGAGCTATTTCGGCAAATGTGAATCCCAATTCGAGTTCTGCTACCCTGTTTGCGGACGATGGTCCTTATGACTCGGCCGCTACGTTGGGTGAGATCAGTCTTGAGCTAAACATGGCCGATATTCCGGCGGCGATTTCGGCAGACCTTCTGGGGCATACGTACCAGGGAGGTATGTTAACAAAACGCTCTACCGATACTCCGCCCTATGTTGCGGTTGGCTACCGTTCGCTCAAGAGCAACGGCTACTATCGTTACACGTGGCTTTATAAGGGTAAATTCACCGATGGTGAATCCGACAATGCCACCAAGGGTGATAGTATCGAGTATCAAACGCCCACATTGACCGGCGCCTTCGTTAAGAGGGATTACGATGATGTGTGGCAGACCGAGGCGGATTCGGACGACACGAACATTTCGCAGTCGACGATTACCAACTGGTTTGCATCCGTGGTGGCGCCAATCATCACAGCAAAAACTTTGTCTTCGATCGCGATTACAACGGCTCCGACGAAGACGGCTTATGCAGTTGGTGAAACATTTGCCGTCGCCGGCATGGTAGTTACAGCCACGTATAGTGACTCGACCACAGAGCTTGTCACTGGGGCCTGCACTTTCATGCCCGCGGGCGCGCTTACCACAGGCGATACTTCGATTACCATCGCCTATGCTTACAGTGGCGTAACCAAAACCGCCGCGCAGGCCATTACGGTTACGTAATAATCAAAACGCAGTTAAGCTGAAGGCCGATAAAGGCCTTCAGCTTTGTTGCTATTAAATTGAGGAGGCTACACAAAATGTCAGACAAGTTAGATGATGTCCGTGGCGGATATTATCCTATCGGCGTTTTTCCTGAAGGAAATGATGCTGCAGGAAAACCTCTTGGCGAATTGCGTTATGTTCGTTACGACTTAAACGCCTTTGCTGAGATGGAACGTATCTATGGTTCAATGGATTCCGCCAACGCCGCGCTTACAAAAGGTTCTATGACGGACGTAAGGCGCATCCTGTGGCTGGGACTCATTCACGACCAGGCTATACTGGATGAGATCACTGGCGAACCAATCAGCTATAAGCTGAAGATGTATGATGTGGGCAAATGGCTTACACCGACCAACATGAGAACTGTCATGGATAAGCTGAATGCTGCGATTTCCGGCTCGGTTCCGGAGGATGTCAAAAACGGCGTCACAAATGCAGCAGGCGTCACACCAGCTCAAGCGGCCGCCTTAGCCAAGGCTGAAGAAGAGGCCGCGGCGGAAGATAAACAACCCGCAATAATCAATTTTCCAACAAAGGTGGACGCGAATAACCCAAACGCCGTCTCCCGGCCGGCGCCGGGTGGAACTGGCCCCTCTACTACTATATAGGAACAGTATTACTTCACATGAGTGAACGTGAGTTTTGGCATTGCTTACCACGCAAACTTTCCGCGTTGTGTGAAGTGCACGCCGACCTGAATAGTCCAAAGAAAAAGCCCAAGGCACCACAAACCATAGATGGTGTGCCAGTCAAAAAAATTCCAAACGCAAGAAGTAAAGAAGGTGGCGTAGGGACGCCAAACGCTTTCATCGACCAGATTTAGAGAAGGGGTGAGATTTATGGCAACTGATGTGGGTTCTTTGAATGCCAGTCTTACTCTGGATTTAAGCAATTTCCGAGCCGGCATGTCTGAGGCGGCGTCCTTAGCTGCTCAGTTGGCGACACAACTTCAATCCGTTTTCGCCGGTGACCTTGGTTTCAGCAGAATGACCGCTGAAATCCTTGAGATGATTGCTCAAGTGGGGAATTTATCGGCGGCCATGGAAAGTTTTCGTGCTTCGCTAGCTGCAATCACTGGTGCGGATATGTTCGCACAGATGAGAACTCATACGGCGGCGCTTCCGAGTGAAATTGCTTCAATCACGAGTGGATTAATATCGGCACAAACAGCGGCAGCACAACTAGTAATG